GTGGTCGTTGATGGGTAAGTTGAAAGATGTTGCCGAGTCGGGTGTTGACCCTATTTTGACTAAAGGATATTTGGATACCATTCGGTTGGCGTTTGAGCAGGTGGAGAAGCAACGTGAGTTGGCTGAGTTTGACTTGGACAGGGTTAATGTTGCTCAAGCTAAAGCGTTGATGCAAATAGTCAATTTGAGTTTTTATGCCACGTTGGAGCAGTTGCAGGGGTTGTTTCCTGGGGTGCCGGTGGAGCAGGTTGAGGCTCAGTTTAAAGATAATTTGTTGGCTGTGTCGGCTACGTTTGAGGATGAGTAGTGGGTAGGTATGCTGCTGTTGCGGAGTTGGCGGCGGTGGGTATTGATAAACGTATTCGGTCGGCACGGTATCGGGTTGATCCGATTGCGTGGGTTGAAGAGTTTATGGGTGTGCAGTTGTGGTCGGCGCAGAAAGAAATCATGTTGTCGGTGCGTGATAATCGTGCTACTGCGGTGGCGGCAGGGCACGGCGTGGGGAAAAGTTTTTTGGCCGCGTTGATGGCGTGTTGGTGGATTGACAATCACCCGTTGGATGACGTATATGTTGCTTCTACTGCGCCGACGGTGGATCAGGTGACTGCTGTGTTGTGGCGTAATATTCGCAACTTCCATAACTTGTCTAAGCAAAGGTTTGAGTCGGGGTTGACAGACCATAGACTCCCCGGCTATGTGACTGGCGATAACAAGTGGAAAACTGATGATGGTATTTTGATTGGGCAGGGTCGTAAGCCTGCTGATGATCGTGCTGATGTTGCCTTTCAGGGTATTCATGCTACTTATCTTCTTGCTATTGGTGATGAGGCGGTGGGGTTGAATGCGGAGATGATTGGTGCGTTGGGTAACATTGCGACCGGTGTTCATAACCGTCAGTTGTTGATTGCTAACCCAACTGATCCGACTTGTCAGATGGCGCAAATTTGGAAGCGTGAAATTGGTGGTTGGAATCGTATGCACATTAGTGTGTTGGATTCGCCGTTGATTACGAAAGAGTCGGGGTTTGATGTTTCGCGTGCTCAAGGCATGTCGGGGCAGGAGTATGTGGATGATATGCGGGATACGTGGGGGGAAGATCATCCTATTTTTGTGTCGCGTGTTTTAGGGCAGTGGGCGTTTGATGCTGGACTAACGGTGTTGTCGGAGGCTGATGTTGCGAGTGCGGTGAATGCGTGTGTGGTGGCTGACCCTCTGGTGGGGCCGTGGTTGGGGTGTGATATTGCGTGGGCCGAAAAGGGAGATTTTTCGTCTGTGTATTCTGCTGTGCCTGGTGAAGTTTGGGAGACTGATGCTGTTACTGGTAAACCTTTGGCGGGGACTGGTAGGCGTGGGTGGCGTGTGCGTCGGGTGGCTGCGTGGCAGGGGGCACCGTTGGCGGGGGGGAGTGTGGAGAAACCGTCGAATGGCATGTTGATTGATGGGCACGCTTTAGGGTTGGCTGCTTCGCGGGTGAAAATTGACTCGTCGGGTGTGGGCATGGCGGTTGTGCAAGATTTGGCTTCTGAAGTGCGTCCGTATGATATTTATAAAATGGCGGGTGGTAGTCCGGCGAGGGAGAAGGCGACGTATACGAATGCTCGGGCGGAAGCATTTTTTGACATTAAATTGTTGGCCCATCAGGGGTTGCTTGATTTGGATGGTGCTGATGAGGATATGGTTGACCAGTTGCGGTCAATCCAATATGAGTATGATTCGCGCAACAAAATTAAGATAGAAAGTAAGGCGGATATGCGTTCGCGTGGCCGGAAAAGTCCTGATTTTGCTGACGCTGTATGGTACGCACTTTATGATGCGGAACCGGATGAAGGTAAACCACAAAAAGGTGACGTTGTAACATTCGATTACGACGATTTCACTGTTGATCCCATGTCGGACATGCGCGGTGTGCCAGTTTAAACTGTCATAAAGTGTGCTTTTAGTGCCGCTTTACACTGGTTTGCCACTGCTATCATTATGTTATGGCTAATAAACGTGATGAAATTGTTGACGTGCAACGCAATGTTGAAGTGGAAATGTTGCGTGGTGAATTAGTGGAAGCGCACAATGCGATAGAAAACGTGTCACTCAAACTTGAAGAAGGCATGTCGAACATGTCTCTTATGGCTGACGTGCGTGGCTGGTTAGAGTTGGGTGGATATCAGACGGATGGGCCTGACTTGTATCAAATTCAGGATGTGTCTAAAAAGTTGCGTAACCTTGCCGGGTTGAATGCGCACATTGGGCGGGGTGCGAGGTTGCGTCATGCGCAAGTGTGGCAGGGTGGCATTCGGCATCATAACGTGCCTGGTGCTCGGCAAGGCAATCGGGGTGTGCAAGTAGTTGTTGACAATCCCATTAATCAGGCAAACTTTTTTGGCCCTAAAGCTCGGGAGCGTCAAGAGAAAGCGTTGTACACGAATGGACAATATTTTGTTGTTGGTGAAGATGCGCAACCGGCAACTCGTGGACGGCCTGCTGTTCCTAAACTGTTGCGGTCTATCCCCATTTGGCAGATTAGTGCTGCTGTTGTAAACCCGGATGATCCTACAGAAATTTGGGCTGTACGCCGGTCTTGGTCTGACGATGGCATTATTGACGGCACCCAATATGCGTTCCCGTTGGGCGCACAGTTGAAGCATGAATGGATTTACGTCAACATTCATAAAATGCGGGAAAGTGTAACTGTCACGTTTAATGGTGGTACTGAACGGGTTGCAAGAAACAAAACGTTGTTTATTGAACAAGCCAACTTGCAGGATGGGTGGTTGTGGGGGTTACCTGATTCGATTGCAGCATTGAATTGGTCAAACGAATATCGTAAAGGTATTTTGAATGGTCTAAAAATGCAGGAAGCGTTAGCAACATTGGCGTTTAAATTGAAAGGGCAAACGGCGGCTTCCACTAATGCGGCGGCGGCTAAAGTTGCTTCCACTGCCACTCGTGGCGGTACAGCGGCAATGGTTGACGGTATGGATGTTGCCGCTTTGTCCACAGCAGGGTCAGGCTACGATTTCGATTCGCTACGCCCCGTTTTAGCGATTGTGGCAACCGCGTTAGATGTGTCTGTGGTGGGTTTGTCGTCTGACCCTGGTGCTGCCGGTTCATCATATGGTGCAGGGCAGTTGTTGGATTTGCCGACACGTTTGAGCATGGAAGTGCGTCGCATGATGCATATTGCGTTTGAAGAAGAAATTTTGGCCTGGTTGGGTGCACCGGATGTTCAAGTGTCATTCAAGTCCATGTTGGATGGTGCCGAACTGTATCGTATGATGCAAGCCATTTTGTTGCCGTACATGGATGGTTTGTATTCTGCACAGGAAATGCGTGACCAAGTTGACGCAATTTTGGATTTCCCTTCCGGAACTGTACCCGAAGGTGCTCTTATTCCAAACAATGCAATGTCGTTGGCTCGTCGTGATATTGACACTGACAGTACGGTTACTGCCGGGCCAACTGTGCCTGCCGTGAACCAGGGGCGGGGTACTGGTGGTGGCGGTGACGGTAACGCGAGTGGTAACGATGTGCGTACTGACACGTTGAGTTAAAAGGTTAGTGCAACACTATAAGTGGGTGTAACACCACATGAAGCAAAGTGGTGTTACACCCGCTTTTGTGTTTAAGGTTGTTTATACAACGTTCTGGTAAACTTAAAACAATATGAGTACCCGTAAACTTTCTGAACATGGTGCCCTACTCGAATCGGTTGACGGTAAGGGTAAGTTTCGTGTGCGAATAATTACGGAAGGGCGCGGCAGTTCAGGTACTTACAGTCGTGAACTGTTGGAAGAATATAAAGACGTGTTTGCTGGCCGTCCCATGTTCATGAATCACCCTAAAGATCCTAGCCGTCCCGAAATGCGGGATGTGCGTGACATTGCTGGGCGTGTAGCCCCAATGGTTGAGTTTATGGTTGACGATGATGGTGTTGCGGGTTTGTATGCTGAAGTGTCTGTCGATAAACGGTATGCAGATTTTGTTGCCGAATATCAAGACATTATTGGTGTGTCCATTTTTGCGTCTGGTGAAGGTCGTCAAGAAAATGGCGAATATATTGTCGAATCGTTTGACATGTCCGATTCTTACACTTCCGTTGACTATGTTGTTGCGGCTGGTCGCGGGGGGCGTGTGGAACGCATGTTGGAATCATATCGGCAAATTGAGAATTCCGTAGGGCAACTTACGGTAGACGACGTGGTAACCGCCATTGTCGAAGATGAGAAGATGGAGAATCAGATGGATGAGCAGAAAATTGTTGCTCTCTTTGAAGCTCTCACCGCTAAAGTTGACGCTTTGGATGTGAAAGTTTCGGGCATCGTCACTCTCTCGGAGCAGGCGGCTGCTGATGTTGCTGCAAACGTGGATGCGTTTGATGTGGCTGAAGAGTTGACCACGGCGGTTGCCGAGGCAAAGCTGCCCGAGTCGGGGCGTAAGCGTGTCATTGAGAGCGTTAAAGCTGGTGTGGCTGTTGCTGATGCTGTTGCAGCTGAGAAGGCTTATGTGGCTGAGATTGTGAAGCAGGTTTCGGAAGCCGTAAAGGTTGACGTTGTTGCTGCCGGTCAAGGTCGAATTGTTGAAAGCACGAGCGGGGCTTACTCGTTCAACGACTTTGTGAAGGTGGGTGCCTGATGGCTTTGAATGAGATTCTGCGGGATGGTTTTTCTGTTTCGTATTCGTTTGGAACGTCTGATCCTGGAATTCTGTCAGGCGATTTTACAACTGTTGGTACGGCTGCTCCTGGCGGTTTGTACGGTGTTGCTGAAACCGGTTCAGAGTTGCGTCCCGATGGTGCATATTGGGCCACGGTTCGCCACATTGGTGTGTTTGAGGCCAACACGAGCGTAACGGCTGCCATTGCACGCGGTGCACTCCTGTACATTACGGCTGCTTCGGCTCCTAGCAACATTGTTGTCACTAGCGATGCTGCTGCTGGTGCCAACTTCCTTATTGGCCGTGCTGCTGAGGCTAAAGGTTCCACTACTGGTGTTCAGAAAATTAAGGTTCGGGTGAACAACTAATGAACGAGCGTAAAGTTCTTGCCGAAAACGCTATTGAGCGTTTGAACGCACAAGTTGCAACAGGTTCGCCTCTTGCTGAAAAGCAGAAAGAGCATGGCTCGCTTCTGTTTGCCGCGTTGAAAGGTGACCGTAAGGCGGGTCGTGTACTTCAGGAAGCCATTTCGACTTCTGACGTACCCCTGTTTTTGACTCCTGCTATCAACGCCCTGTTTCTTGCAGAATGGGCTAACACGGCTCCTGTGTGGAACCAGTTCACTGAAGAGTATGTAACTGACCGTTACAAGAACATCGAATTTGATGGGCTAAGCTTCTCTACTGACGAACTGATGGGTTCGCAGGATGGTGAAGTTTACACTGGTTATGGTCTGCCTCGCGTTGGCGAGTTGGAAGAGTACCCGGCGATGAACTTCAACACGGAAAATGTTGCTGGTGAAATTGCTAAGCACGGTTTGCGTGTTCGCATGTCATGGGAAACGTCGTTGCGTACTGGTTCGTTTGCTTGGGTGCCTCGCGCCGTGTCGCAGATGGCTCAGCTTGCTTCAGAGCAGGAAGATCTTTGGGTTGCCAAAGTCCTCGTTGACTCTGCGGGTGCGCCGAACGCCGCTTTTGCTGAGGCTGCCGGAAACCCTGCTTTGACTTACGATGCCATTGAGGCCGCAATTTTGCAGTCACAGTCGGTGCGCGTCAACGGTCGTCGCACGAACTCACGTCAGTTCCAGCTTGTTACCGGTTATGGTTTGTCCACAACTGCCCGTAACATTCTGAACACCACTGAAGTGCGTGAAACGACTGGTTCGACGGAGTATGTCATCAACCCCAGCTTGGGCGGGTTTGGTTACACTCCGTTTGACGCTCTCGACCAGTATGGTGGAGCGGCTGCGGCTAACTCGTGGTTCCTTGTCCCGACCGGTACGGTTCGTCCGGCAATCATTTCGCTTCGCCACGAGGATGCTCCTGTCCCGCAGGTGTTTGTGAAGTCTCCGAACGCTTTGGCGCTTGGTGGCGGCTTGGTTGACCCGATGAATGGTTCGTTTGAAGTTGACGACACTGAGGCCAAGTGTCGCGTTGTTGGTGGGGCCGCTGCTATTAGCCCGACCATCATTGTTGCTTCTGACGGTTCAGGTTCGTAAAGTTTAACCCCGACAAGCGGAACCCCTCACTGGAAACGGTGGGGGGTTTTGTCGTGGTAAAATTTGTTTGCGGCGAAAAAGTTTACCTCCTTTACTTTTTTGTTTGCTGTTGCGGGCGGTCATGCCCTGACCCCCAGGTTGAGCGTCCTCCCCGCTCCCTGGGGGTTTCCGCATGTCTGGTAAAATGAGTTATGGCTAATCTTGGAGTTGCGCCTCCCAACTTTTCTACAACTGTAGGCAACTTTCGTCTACTAGCAAATGACCTTTATTTTGTGCCCACAAACCCGGTTGTTGCTGGGTTGGGTGACTACACTTTATTTTCCGATAACGAAATTGACGCATACCTAATTTTGCAGTCAAACGTTTATCGTGCTGTCGGCCTCGCATACATGGGGCTTGCCAATACTGCTGCGCGTCAGGCTGAATCTATTAAAGATTTTGACCTCGCCATTGATGGCCGACAAAAGGCTGAGCAGCTTAGAGCGCAGGCCGACGCTTTTTTTAACCTTGCCGATAAAGCGGATGCTGATGGTGGGTTAAGTTTCCACATTGTTGACACAGGCTTGCAGTGTCCGTGTGGGCATGAGTTGGCGGAACATTTGCAATCATATTGTGTTACTGGGTGTAGTGGGTTGATTGTCTGATGGGGCAAGCACCGGTTGAATGGGCGAGCCGTATAGGCGCAATTTCTGACACGTTTAAAAATGCTGTCATAGATTTGCTTGACCCTAGTTTGGTTGTTGCCACTTATGACGTGGATACTGGGTTGACTACTTATGTTGGCGATCCGGTAATACGTTCTGGTGTGCAAGCGCGAGTGCAGCCGGTGCGATCATCGGCTGATACTCGTGGCGCTGGGACAGCTAATCCGTCAGGCGAAGTGCGTGTTCGAGTGCAGTTACCGCGCCTGCCTGAGTTGGGTAAAATTCGGCGCGGTTGGATTGTGCGCGTCATGTCTGCTGAACGTAACCTGGAACTGGCAGGTTATGTGCTTGTTGTGGATTCGGTTGTCAATTCGTCATGGCGGGCTAGTGTGACGGTGGAATGTTCAGTAAACGTGGAAAATGAAAGCGTTTGGACATTGTAATGGCTTACCGGTTTATTAAAGGCGATTCGGCAAGTTTTCGCAGTTGGGCTGTGAAAGAAAAACTGCGCATCCAGTTTGAGTCTGTGCAAATTGTTAACGAAGTGCTTGCTGAAGCGGTTGTTGAACAGAAACGCATTTTAGATACTGCTACAACTCCGTGGGGTCGATTTCGTCAAAGTCAAGGTAGGGCTTCTGCCGGTCGCCGCGAGAGTGACACAATGTATGATGCGATCAGTTCCGATTTGACTGTAGGCCGCGCGGAAGTGGTGGGCGAATGGGGTTGGCTTGGCCTATTTTTGAAATATTTTGAATACCAAGATAACGGTACTGGACGTATTGAAGCCGCTAATTCTTTGGCCCAATCTTTTGTTAAAGCGCAACAATCTTTGGCCGCTAAAGTGAAATCGAGAATGCGCTAATGTCCGTAAACCCTATAAGCGATCAAGATTTAATTACCACATATTTTGATGCCCAGTTGCCGCAAACCATTTACGACGATGGCGTACCTGACCCTGCCGACATGTCATGGATCAACAACGTGCTGCTACCTTACGTTGTTATCGAATTTGGGATGCCAGTCGGTGCCGCTGAAGGTCGATCTATTGCTGTTGAAGAAAAACAGCCAACCGTGCAACGTGTAGGTTTGTCTGTGGTTTCTTCAAACGCCAAATTTGCTCGACAAGTTGGCGGTAAAATTAGTGAAATAGGTGTCGGCTTCACTGCTTCACCCAACGTTGGCCCTCTACGATTCATTGGCGGCAGTTCGTTTACCATTCAAGTGGAATCTCGACCAACCGTTTACGTTAGTCAAATACAGTTCACTTATTTGTCCAACATGAGCAACGCATAAAGGTTCTGGTAAACTTATATCATGCCTTCTGCAATT